GCGCTGCTAGCCTGTATGGTATAAGTATTACCAGTAGAATAAGTTATCTGAAACTCGCCATTTAAGGTCAACCCACCTACGGCAGATGCTCCGCTAAACGTAACAAAATCACCGTTTATGTAGCCCCCATTGGCATCTGTAACAGTCACTGTGGTAGATCCACTTACCGTTGTAAAAGGATCAGTAAGAGATACGCCAGACGGTGTGCGTTCAGGCGTTACGTCAAAATACTCTCCACCTTTCTCTATATAAAATTTTAAGTTGGTGCCAATACCAACTAATTTTTGACTGGATAGAGTTACCCAGTTAGATAAAGAACGTGCTACACCTAAATACGTGTTAGCGGATATACGCTGCCAACCGCCTATTTTCTCTGGGTATCCTGAGCGAAAACGTATTTTATCAGAGTCAAACCAGCCCTCTTCGTCCACATAACGTGTAACTTCTTTGTTCACACCGGGGCGAAGACTTAGCTTGCGTAACGGCATTATCTGTACTCGCCTGACCGTATAAGTTCAGTGACCTCTACTGCACGATCACCTACCTGTTCCGCCCACCTACTATCCATAAACTCGTCAGCAGCTACATCATACTGTTCACGAGACATAGCTTCTAAGGCTTTAACAAACCCTCGTAGTCTAGTTAGACCAAGGTTAAAACACAGGTTTATCATGGCATCTCGTCGAGGCTTTTTAAGGCTCTCATACCAGTCGTACGCCGCTCTTAACTCTGCATCGCAGCGTTCTATATCGTTCATCAATAGGTATTCGATCTCATCGTCAGACAGGCCAATGCCGCCATCTTCGTCAATGCAACGCCCGACACCGATGGTAGTCTTATCGGCTGTACACTGGTATGCAAAAGCCTTTACGCCCTCGTGCCGCTTTAATGTATCTACTAACTGACCCATGAACGTCACCATCTACTTTTCTCGCGCTACGGAGTTGACCTTCTCGTATGAACGCATAGCGCCCAATCCGAGCATACCCATCATAACGGGCACAAGAAGCGTTGTATCTACCTCTGGCACATCTATCCAGATGCTGATTATGTTGGCAATGATTGTGTTGTACAGCAGCCCTAGAGCACAGATCCAACCAATAGCAGGTCGCCACCCAGCAACAAATAAGCTCTTATGTGCAGCTTCCATTTTGTTGATTTCTAGCTGGCCTTTTAATGCTTCCTGCGCGTGGCGCTCCGACATGGTTGCGATCTCATGGGCCAAAGCATTCTTCTGATCTTTGTCTTCAATAAACTTATCTAGCAGTCCTGTGACTGGGCCGATTAA